ATAGGTAATATCAGCAATTGGTAAAAAATTCACATAAACCTTGAATGTTCCTGCGTGCATTCCAGATTTAGCTTCTACTTCTGTGAATCCTTTTTCATAATAAATATCAGCTAATTTTTTTGCATCTTTTAATGGTTCTGGAGAGAAAAAATCATAATCTGGAAGTTCAGTTGTTTTGTCATAAAACTGGTCTTGTAAGGGTAATATATTATTTATTGCAGTTCCACCATAACATACTCTTTTCGATAATTTTAAAAAATCTTCTACAATTCTTATGATTTCTTTTATATCAGGGTCATTTATTTTTTTACGGCCTGTTTTTTTTTCCATTTTATCTACCGAACTTCTTAATACAGCCAATTCACATTCCTCGAAGGTCATATTTTTATCGCAAGACATTATTTAATATATATTGTTAAAAAAAAAATATATATTAAAATTTACTAAATTATAGACTAGGATTAAATGCTCCTCCGAGATAACTACTTTGTCTAGGGTCAAAACCCAACTCTTTCTTTTGTGGTATTGGAGGAGGAATTTTCCTCTCAATGTATCTTAGATGTTCTGGTTTCAATCTAAACGCGGTTCCTCTCTTATTGAAAAATTCCCTGTAATACTCCATATTTTCATCATAATTTGAGTAATTCATCATTACAAATTGAATACCATATTTATGATGAATAGGTGCAACTGAATTATTTTTTGTTTTTGAAAAATCAGGCATTGTAATTCCTACAAATTTTTTATTTTTTTCCGTCAAATCATCAGCATCGAATGTTTGTGTGATTTCCTTATCCTTATAAAATGTAACAAACGGTAATCCATTCCCATCATTACCCTTCCCTGATATATTAACTATCTCTTCAAATTTAGTTTCTCTATAATTATTTGTAGGGTCTTGAATTATAATTATTACTTTATCTCTTAAGTTTAATAATGGAATATTTGTTATAACATCATTTCCAGATTTATTAAATTTACCATTATGACTATACTGAGGACCTAGCAATTTTTTACCAAATTCTTTAGTTATAGTATCAGCCATAATATCATAAATAAGAGGGTTATTTGTTTTTACTCTAAAACTTAAAAATAATGGGTCGTTTGGATTAGGTGCATGAGCTCCATCAAAAGCTAATGTTTTAACATATTTCATAGTGCTATTGAATTTCATATGATTATATGTTCCCTTTAAACAATATTTACCGTTACTGGGACCAGGACCTGCTGCAATTATAGGTTTTCCATCTTTTGAATATACTTCAAAATCTAATAATCTAGCTCCCTGCTTAATTACTACCTTTAATGGAACTTTATCTACAAAGTCTTTTTCACTAGTTCCACCAAGGCAAGAATTATAACTTGATGCTACATAATAATCTCTTAATAGATATTTATGATTAGGGTTATTTTCATTTATTCCACCTAATTCTACACCTACCTCATCGTATACAGTCGTCATTTCTTCATTATTTACTCTTTTTTTTTTTAATTGACCTCTAATATAAAGACTTAATATCCATACTAAGAAAATAATAACTAAACCTAAAAATAAAGCTCCCCATTTGTTTTTATTTTTTAACATTTCCATAAATTTGTCTTTAGCTTTATTTACTGTACTATTCATTCCTTCCATTGTCGCATTAGCCATATCACCTGCTTTACTCATTATATATATATAATCTAAGACTATAATAAAATTAAAACGCTAAATTATAATTAAAAAATCTTATATTTAAAATAATAATATTATTATTATATATTAATATGACTGGAGGATTAATGAATCTAGTAGCATATGGTAGTGAAAATTTGTTATTTAATGGTAATCCAAAAAAAACATTTTTTAAAGCTACTTATCAAAAATATACAAATTTTGGTCTTCAAAGATTCAGGATAGATTATGAAGGAACCAAAACATTAAATTTAAAAACAAACACGGTATTAGATTTTAAGATTCCTAGATACGCAGAAATGTTATATGACACTTATTTTGTTTTTAATTTACCTAATATTTATAGTCCATTCTATCATTATTCAACAGAAGGTCAAACATCGCCCTTAAATGGTCATGAATTTGCACCTTATGAGTTTAGATGGATAGAAGAATTAGGAACAAATATGATTGAAGAAATTAATGTTTTTAGTGGCGGGGTTAGTTTGGCAAAATATAGTGGAGAATATTTGAATTGTTTAAAAGAACGAGATTATGATAGTATTAAAAAAAAATTGTGGAATAGAATGACAGGAAATATACCTGAATTAAATAATCCTGGAAATGCTTATGGAAATATCAATACTTATCCTAATTCACAATTTGAAACTGCATCATTAGATGTTGAACCATCTATTAGAGGAAGACAATTATATATACCACTAGGCGCATTTTTTTGTGATTCAAGTAAATTGGCATTACCATTAGTTGCATTACAATATCAGGAAATTAATATTAGAATAGAATTAAAACCTATTATGGATTTATATACTATTAATGATGTTGAAGCTACACCTGGTAATAATGGATTATCATATAGAGCGAGACCAAACAAAAATATTTTACACCAGGAACTGTGGAGATTTTTACAAGCTCCTAAAGACAAATTTGCTAACACTGCATTGTATAATCAAAATGCCATTACTTGGGCTGCCGACCCACATTTAGTTGGAACATATGTATTTTTAGGTCAGGCAGAGAGGCGTATATTTGCCGCACAAGAGCATAGAATTCTTATAAAACAAATATATGAATATAACTTTCAAGATGTCAATGGCACTAAAATTGTAGAAATAGAAAGTAAAGATATGGTTTCTAACTACATGTGGAGATTTCGTAGAAGTGATGCGTATTTAAGAAATGAATGGTCTAATTATACTAATTGGCCCTATCAAAGTGTTATACCTCAATCCGTTCAAGAATTTAACATTCCAAGTATGCCTAATCCTGCAAATCATTACATTACTGGAAATATAGGTGTTATTGGTGCTGAAAATGCATATCCTATTAATTTAAAAGAAATAATGATAGATTTAGGTATTACAATGGACGGAGTTTATAGAGAAAAAGTTTTACCTGCCGGAGTTTATGAATATATGGAAAAGTATATGAGAACAACTGGTGGAGGTAAAGATGGATTATATGTTTATAATTTTTGTTTAGACAGTAATAAGGCAACATATCAACCCAGTGGTGCTATGAATGTAAATAAGTTTAAAAAAGTTTTTTTTGAATTTAACACTATAGAACCACCTATTGATTTAAGTGGTAGTAATATTGAATATATTTGTGATTTATCCGGTAATGCTATTGGATTTAGAAAAACTACTGCTCAATTAAACGAATACAGCTATGATTTAAAAATTTTTGAAGAAAGATATAATATTATGGTTATTCAAGGTGGAAGAGTAGGATTAATGCACGCGAGATAATTAATATATTTAATCTTTTGATAATATATATTAATGGCAGCAAAAAGCGCGGATAGTGTTAAACAAGATGAAATTGTATTTGATATGGGGTTTATTTCAAGTAACATTTCAGCAGATGGAAAACAGCTTACAATTATTAATAATGATTTACAAAATGAATTACTGCGTCGTTCTGTGCGAACTCGAGCACAAGAGGAAACTGATAAGACAATTCTTTATGCTCAATATCAGGGTATCGTTCAATATATGAATCAAAGGGCTGCTGGTGGAGACCTAGGTGGAGGTTGTTTTGCTACTTTACACGGAGGACCTTTATCCTCAAGTGATATTGCAAGTGGAGTTCCTCCTATTTTTAAAGTGCCAGATAACTGTATGGTTGTTATGTTAGCACCACCAGGAACTGTAGTTTATGGAGGAGAAGAAGAAGATATGATGAGTTGGAGATTTTTTAAGCAAAATTTATGTTTTGGTGCTGGTGCTAGTGGAAGCATTGAAAATTGTTATGGAGCAGATGGTAAAAAAGCAAGTGTAAAAAGAAATTTAGACCAAGCTAATGAGTTTGAAATTCCTCCTGACGAAAAAGAAGATGTAAAAAAAATGAGTCCAGCTGAATTTGTCAGTTATAGACATAGAAAATTAGCAGAGAAAAGAGAGAGGTTAGAAGAAAAAAGAAGAGATAAATCAGCAATAGCATCTGGACAATGCACAGAAGATGCAGTTACAGAAATTACTAGACAAATGACACCTAGACCATTTATGAATGCAGAAGGCGGACATGAAATATTAGAAAATATGCAATTATTTTTTGGAAGAATTGTAGATAATCAAGGAAATGTTATTTATCCCGGAGACTATGTTTATAATCAAATGCAAACCTGGGAAGATGTTAGAGGTAGAGATAGTCAAGGTAATGCATTATATGACCCTAATTTTGATATGTTTAATTTAGGTTCTGTCTTTCCATCTTGGTTAGATACTTTTGATACTACCAGATTTGATGGAAATAAACCTCCTGCCGGAACAGAATTACCTCATTTAAAAGGGACTCAAGTAAGTAATTTAGAAGTCGGTGTAGTAACACAACCGGGTGTCCCTTGTTCTTTATTTAATGGACAAACGCCTGATATGGTTCATACTTTAAGTAAGCAAGGAGCAAAGGGAAGTCCTATGACTACACAACAACTTTGCACTGAACTTGCCAAAAGAAATTGTAGATTTATTGTATTAAATTCTTGTTCTCCTTATCAAACACCTCAAAGACAACATAGAGGTAGAAGAGGAAGTAGGTCGATGAGTTCGAGAGTAGGCAATCCTGCAGTTGCTAATTTATTACTAAGAAATTATTTAATGAGTGCCGGCAGACAAAATTTTTGTGGCATAAGAGTAAATTGTATAAGTGAAATACAGCGTCATAGTCTAAATGCATCTAGTGTAGTTGTTCCACAATATGACGAACATAGAGGAATAACAATTTCAATGAAAGACGATAGACAAGAATTTTATCAAACAATTGGTCATCTTCTAGGCAGAGCTATTATAGAACCAATTTTTACTCCTAGGGTTTTTAGGGCAATATTAGATTTATGTGATAAATCAGACAAAACAGGAAAACAACTTGAAATATTTGGAAAAATGTATGACCGATTTTATGAAAGAAAACCAAATAGTAGTAAAAGTGCATTTAATTTACTGCCATTTGATGCCGAAATAGAAATGGTAGAAGCAGAACGACGAGGATCCCATCCTATGGCATTAAACACACATAGACAACAAGCATTTGCAAATATGCAAGGAGGGAAGAGAAAACGAAGAAGAAAAAGAAAAACTAAAAAGAGAAAAACTAAAAGAAGAAAGAAAAAAACTCGCCGACGCCGAAAAAAAAGAACTAGAAGACACAAGAAAAAATAAAATTGAATTCATATAAACACTTAATTATATGAATTAATATAGTCTATTATGGAAATCTGTCGCTGTTTGAATGATATCATCCAAGATGTTGAAAAACAAAACAATATTATTGTGCGAGGAAGAACTTGTCATGGAACTCTTGTTCTAA